ACATCGAACACCCCGAAGACACCATCCTCACGGGTGACCTCACTGCCCTGGATTGGATCGCCGCTGCAGGCACCCTGTCCGTTAAAATGGACGGTGCACCTGCTATTGTTTGGGGACGCAATCCTGCCACGGGTAACTTCTTCGTGGGCACCAAAAGTGTGTTCAATAAAATTAAAATTAAGATCAATGAATCCCATGAGGACATTGATGCTAACCACAGTGGAAATGTAGCAGATATTCTTCACGCTTGCCTGAACTGGTTGCCTAACACTGACGGCATCTATCAGGGTGATTTTATCGGTTTCGGTGGTTCTGATGAGTATACTCCGAACACGATTACTTACAAGTTCCCTGAAGTAATCGACCATAAGATTATCATTGCTCCGCATACCCGTTATGAGGCAAATGATGACCTCCGTGATAGTTGGGCAATTCCCCTGACTGTTAACTTGGGCAGCAGTGATTTCTGTAAGTTTGTGAAACCGAATGCCTCTATTGCTTTCGGTATGCGTGACTTCTCCGATCTGCAAGAAGTGATCGGGTTTGCTATGCAAATGGCACAAATGGTCACCTTTGTTGATGAGAAGAAAGCAAAGGAAATCAAGAAGCAATTGAATGCATGTATCAGGGAGAATCGCCCTGTTGTGAATAGCGAATTCGACTGCGATTCTAACCTGCTCGGTCTATGGGCACTTGTAAAATCTATCAAAGATGATGCACTCTACCTTTGCCGCAATGATGGTCCTGCTGCTTACATTGGACATGATCGAATTGACGCCGAAGGTTATGTCTACTCTAATGAGTTTGGTACAATGAAACTGGTGAATCGTAAGCAGTTCAGTTATGCTAACTTCAACAACAACAAATTTGCACAAACTCCCTGAGAGTTTGTATAACTAACTTTCGGCTGCCTGGGACCAGTTGGCAGAGTGCACACTACCATGGGGGATCGGACCCCTTTGCCCCTTATACTGATTTCAGTTCAGAGAAAGCAAATGACCTTCGCCGTTCAACCCGCCCACTGGTCCAACTTTGATCAGCATGGGTGCTGGTGGGCAACCTCCCTCAACCACGCCCAGCGGATCGCAGAATTCCATGGGATGGGTGAGGAGTGCATGATCTGGCGCGTCCCTGTCAGCGGTCGTGCTTACAAGTGGATGCGAGCAGGTGGTAAGGTGGATCAGGTCGATCAGATTGCCGACCTGGTGTACGGTGCCTGAACCGTCCACTCCCTGCCCCTAAGGGCACCTCTGACCCCTTATACTGATCTCAGTTCAGACAACCCCATGCGAATCGAAGTCCGTTACCAAACTCCCTACAATCAGTGCGAGTGGCGCTCCCAGTGGTTCCGCACCATGGAGGAAGCGCAAAGCATGGTAGAGTTCTACCGCTCCTGTGGTTCCCCTGCTCACATCGCTCCCTCCTCCATGGCACAGTTCGCCCGATGATCAAAGCACTCACCCGCTCCCGTTCCGCTGACTTTCACCGCGCTACCATGCTCCGCCTCTTAGTTGCCGCTGGTCTCCTGTATCTCCTCTGGGAACCGATCCGCCCCGTCCGCCTTGTGACAGCTGAGGCACTGTACACTGCAGGGGATCTGATCCGCCGCTGACCCTGTAGAATTATCCCATACCAAACGAACCAAGATCATGAACGGATACGCCAACTGGGCAACCTGGAACGTCGCCCTCTGGATTCAGAATGATGAGACGACCTACCGCGTCGCCCAGCGTTATGATTCCTACGATCGCCTGATCCCCCGCCTGGAGATGATGTGGGGACAGATGACCCCTGACGGTGCCCGCTGGATGGATGGCACGATCGACACCGCTGCCCTGGATGAAATGCTGGCGGACCTCTAAGGGGTCGCCCCCCGTGCTACAATTCTCTCAAGTCAACCGACAGACTCCCATGATCCTCTCCATGTCCTCCGACCTCCAGACCCGCCAGATCGTTTGGACTGGTCGCGGCAACGACGACTCCCCGATGGGATCGCGTCTGCAGCCCCAGTTGGGGATCTCTGCCTTTGCCATCGCGGGGCAGTTCGCTGAGTTGTGGCACGATGAGGCAGTCGCCGCTATCCCCTGCTTTGAGTGACCGATGGGAACGGCAGCGCCCCTAAAGACTCCGACCCTTTCAACCTCTGATCCTATCATGACCCGCGACCTCGCAACCTCCCTTCTCAACCGTGCCGCTGACGGTGCCCAACTCCTGGAGATCCTGGAGAGCATCGCCGCCGATGAGCAGCAGGGCACCGCGACCGACTTTGACGGTACGCCCATCCTCTGGTAGGATTCTTCCATGGCATCCCCGATCAAAGTTCGTGACGCCCGCCGCTTGATTCACAAGGCAGGCGGCGTCATTCGGTCGGGTGGCAGTCACGACAAGGTGACCCACCCTGACCTTCCCCAAACCTTCCACCTTCCCTCCCATGGCAGCAAAGGACGCTCAACCCTCTCCCCTGGTATGTCGTCGGAGTTCCGTAAGTTCTACGCTCTCATGATGGCAGCGAAGGCGGCAGCATAACGAACCAACGACCCGTGCGCCCTTGGCAGTCCATTGGTTCGTGATTTGGCAGTGCCCCCCGTCGTGGGGGTCCGCCGCCTGGGGGCGTGTATATAAAATCCATGGGTCCCTGTAAGCTATAAAGTCTTGCTTTCGCCAGCTCTTTATAAAGCGCAAATGTTCTATATAAAACAAAAATGAAAAACTGTTTTACCTGAGATGCAAAAAAATCCGGATAAAAATTTTACGACTGTAGAGGTCGATCCAATTACTGGGGAGTATTATGTGAATATTCCTGAGTGGATACTGAACGACTTTGGGTGGTATGAGGGGACCGTAGTAAATATGGAAGTTGAAGGCGATTGTATCGTAGTAACCGAAGTAAAGGACGCCGATTGACAACCTCTACATAATACTGTATGATAACTGATGTAATTACACTATCTCATGGCTAAAGGATTTACTGTTAAAGCAAAAGCTCCTGAAGTTACCAAGGAGGCAGAATTCGATTACGCTAAAGCACGCGAAATGATTCGTGGTAAAGCAATCGTGTTCTGCTTGCCTGGTCGGGGAGTTTCATATACATTTCTGAAGAACTTTGTACAACTCTGCTTTGATCTCGTGCAGAATGGTGCAAGTATTCAAATTTCTCAAGATTATTCTTCAATGGTCAACTTTGCCCGTTGTAAGTGTCTTGGAGCAAACGTACTCAGAGGACCTGATCAAATCCCCTGGGACGGCAAGCTGAAATACGACTATCAATTGTGGATTGATAGTGACATCGTATTCAACACTGAGAAGTTCTATCAACTGATTCTTCTTGACCAAGATATTTCTTCTGGTTGGTATTGTACGGAAGACGGGCAAACGTCCTCTGTTGCACACTGGATGGATGAGGATGATTTCCGCAATAATGGTGGAGTCATGAATCATGAAACGCTGGAAACCATGTCGAAGCGTAAAAAGCCATTCACTGTTGACTATGCAGGTTTTGGATGGTTGATGATCAAGCATGGCGTCTTTGAGCATCCTGAGATGAAGTATCCATGGTTTGCTCCCAAAATGCAAATCTTTGAATCTGGTGAGGTTCAAGACATGTGTGGAGAAGATGTGAGTTTCTGTTTGGATGCAAAGGAAGCAGGCTTTGAAATTTGGTGTGATCCTCGCATCCGCGTTGGTCACGAAAAGACAAGGATTATTTGATGTCTAACGATCGGTACACAGTATTCATAAAAGACTCTGAGGTTCATAGTAATCTCACAGAGGAAGAATACTTGGACCTCATGGAGAATCTGTCAATCGAATTTTACCAGACAGGTTCTCCACAACCTCATGAAATTAAAACAACAATCTCTAGTTCTACATAAACATGGCAAAATCAAAAGTAGGTGTCTCTGGTAGCAAAACGTCTTATAGCCCCGGACCTCCGAAGAAGTCTCGTCAAGGCGACGGCATGGGAACCAAATATGCCGCCTCTTCTCGCAATAAAGCGCGTAAGAAGTATCGCGGACAAGGCAAAGGATGATAATGGGGGCATCATGCCCCTTTTTTTATGAAAATAAATACTACTAAGGGATAGCAACCCCTCTAAAAGTTCTGATTTTCACGAATCAGGAGCTAAAATGGGACAATCACCTGTCGATAGAAACAAAGAGTACATGAGAGAGATGTGGGGAACCACAAAACTCGTCTCAGATTATGGTTCAATGCAGAATATTTCAGAGAAAAGAGTGCTTACAGAGGTTATGCATGACCTTGCACCACGTCATAATCTTAAAAAACAGACTGAGTTGCATGAAAAAATCCGCAATGACGAAGATTATGATGATTGGAGCTATGGAACTGAGCCAACTTACGGCAAACTCTGACATTAAGTATAAATAAAATCAAGAAAACTTTCGACCAAATGGCACTTCCACGGGTTTCTAGAGCATTTAAGGACATTAGTTTGTCTTTTGAGCCACATCCCGTGACAAAAGACCTCCCTGTTCTAACAAATGAGTCTGCAATTCGCAGATCTGTAAGAAATTTGGTACAAACGATACCAACAGAGAGGTTTTTTAACTCTCTTATAGGTTCAGATGTACGTTCAAGTCTGTTTGAATTCGTAGATTATGCAACCGCGTCGGTAATTCAAGAGCAAATTTTAGATACTATTGAAAATTTTGAGCCAAGAGTTGCAAATGTTGTTGTAGAAGTCGATCCAAGACCAGATGAAAACAGTTTTGAAGTCAATGTAATCTTTGATATTGTCGGTCAAGAGTTTCCAACTCAAGAATTCTCATTTTTACTAGAGGCAACAAGATAAAATGCCTTTTACTAAATTTACAAATCTCGATTTTGACCAGATAAAGACCTCTATAAAGGACTATTTGCGTGCAAATTCCAATTTCACGGACTTTGACTTTGAGGGGTCTAATTTTTCGGTCTTAATTGATACTTTAGCGTATAACACATATATTACTGCGTTTAATTCCAACATGATCGTCAACGAATCCTTCTTGGATTCTGCGACTTTGAGAGAAAATGTGGTATCTTTGGCAAGAAACATTGGATACGTACCACGCTCTAGAAGCGCCGCACAGGCGACTGTAAACTTTAACGTACCAACTACTAGCTCTTCCGCTACGATGACCTTACAGGCGGGTCTAGTATGCGTTGGTGCAACGAATGATAGCAATTATATCTTCTCAATTCCAGAAGATGTCACAACGACAATCAGTTCTGGGGTTGGATCATTTACAGATCTAAAGATCTATCAAGGAACATTCCTTAGAAAGACATTTGTTGTTGATGGATCCATTGATCAAAGATTTATTTTAGATAATTCTTTCATCGATAGTTCTACAATTGTAGTTAAGGTAAAGGGTTTATCAGATACTGGTGATGGTAGAGAATATAGTTTAGCAAATAATATTTTAAATTTAAACTCAACTTCTGAAATCTACTTGATTCAAGAAGTTCAGGATGAAAAATATGAGTTACTTTTTGGTGATGGATACTTTGGAAAGAAACTTGAGACGGGAGCAATCATCACAGTTTCTTATATTATTACAGATGGTAAGACTGGAAACGGTGCATCAAACTTCTCTTTCTCTGGAAGAGTAACTGACTCTGATGATAACATCATTGTTCCAAGTGGATCTGTTACTGTTTCAACAGTAAGTTCTGCTGCAAATGGTGGAGACATTGAGTCTGTAGAATCAATTAAGTACTTTGCACCAAGAATATATGCATCTCAGTATAGAGCGGTAACTAACCGTGACTATGAGGCAATTATTCAATCAATTTATCCAAACACAGAATCTGTTTCTGTCGTTGGTGGTGAAGAATTGGACCCACCACAGTATGGAAACGTCTTTATTAGCATCAAACCTAAGAATGGAAGCTTTGTATCAGACTTTGATAAGAACAATATTCTCACAAAACTGAAAGAATATAGCATTTCTGGTATAAATCAACAGATTGTTGATCTCAAAATTCTTTACGTTGAAATCGACACGGCAGTTTACTACAATAGTTCTCGTGTTTCAAGCGTAAATGATCTGAAGACAAACGTTATATCAGTTTTAAATACATTCTCATCATCAAACATCAATCAGTTTGGTGGAAGATTTAAGTACAGTAAACTTTGTCAGACAATTGATAACGTCGATGATGCTATTTCTTCAAACATCACCCGCGTTAGAATTAGAAGAAATCTGAATGCTTTGATAGAAGCACCAGGACAATATGAGTTGTGCTATGGAAATAGATTCCATATTAATGTTGAAGGTTTTAACATTAAGAGCACTGGGTTTACAATTGCTGGTAGTTCTGAATTATATTACTTTACAGACGTTCCAAACAAAAAATCTGACGGAACACTTGATGGAAGTGGAAAAGGAATCCTGGTAGTCACAAAAGATCTTAAGGATTCCACTGGAAATTATATGATTGATAGAACTTTAAATCCAATTGGAACCGTTGATTACGTCAAGGGTGAGATAATTATTAATACGATTACATTTACATCTACCGTAGAAAATAATAATGTTGTTGAAATTCAAGCAATACCAGAATCAAATGATGTAATAGGATTGAAGGACTTGTATTTGTCCTTTGATGTTTCAAATAGCGCCATAAATATGGTGAGAGATACAATTACATCTGGAGAGCAAACATCCGGTGTAGGTTATAAATCGACTTCTAGTTACTTAAACGGAGAGCTAAAGAGGGTATAAGATGATACAAACTGGGTTTGAGCAGAGGGTAAAGGTTCAGCAAATCATTGACAGCCAACTTCCCGAATTTTTACGTTCTGAAAGTCCAAAGTCTGTTGATTTTTTAAAGCAATATTATATTTCTCAAGAGTACCAAGGCGGTCCATCGGACGTTGCTGAAAACTTAGATCAGTATTTACAGTTAGATAATCTGACACAGGAAGTAATTTCTGGTCAGACTACTTTATATTCTAGTATTTCTTCAACTACCGATACTGTACAGGTCTACTCAACTAAGGGATTTCCTAAAGAGTATGGTTTGTTCAGGATTGGTGATGAAATCATTACCTACACTGGGATCACCACAAACACCTTTACTGGATGTATTAGAGGTTTTAGTGGAATTCAAACATATAGAACTGATTTAAATTCTGAAGAATTAGTATTTAATAAAACATCTCAAGAAGCACACACTGCAGGAGATACTGTACAGAATTTAAGTGCTTTATTTTTAAAAGAATTTTATAAGAAATTAAAGTATACTTTCACTCCAGGTTTAGAAGATACTGATTTTGTATCAAATCTTGATGTAAATAATTTTATTAAAGAATCTGGATCTTTATATAAAGCAAAAGGAACAAAAGAATCTTTCAAAATTCTCTTTAATGTTCTTTATGGAGTTACTCCAACTGTAGTAGATCTTGAAAGATACCTAATTAAACCATCAAGTGCAGAGTTTTTAAAGAGGGAAGTTGTAGTTGCTGAAAGAATTTCTGGAGATCCAAACAAATTAGTTGGACAAACCATTATAAATTCTGCTGATGCAAATACTAGAGCGTCTGTTTCTGAAGTAGAAATCTTTACGAGATCTGGAATTAGTACATATTATAAGTTAAACTTATTTGTTGGATATACCGATAGAAGCACTGTTGAAGGTACTTTTGCAGTTCAACCAAAAGTAAAGTCGATCACTAAGGTATCTGTTGGTTCTTCAGTTATTACTGTAGATTCTACGGTTGGATTTGGAACAACTGGAACTTTAGTGTCTGGAAATAATATAATTTCCTATGGAGAAAAAACTGTAAATCAGTTTTTAAACTGTACTGGAATTGATGAAGAGATTGGTGTATCTTCAGAGATTAGAACTAGTGAAGTTTTCTTTGGATATGAAAATGGAGATACTACCAAGAAAGTAGAAATTAGAGTAGGTGGAGTACTCTCAGAATTTGAAAAAGTTGGTGATCCATCCTTAGTATCTGAGGGTCAGACGTTATATGTTAAGAACGTTGGAGAAATAATCAAAAATCCAGAGACTGATAAGAATTATAAGCAAATTTTTGCAAATTCTTGGATTTATAATACTACGGTAAGATTTGAAGTTGACTCTATATCTGGTTCGACTTTCACATTAAAATCATCTATTGATAAGTCCAGTCTTAGAGTTGGAGATACTGTAGATATTCTTCAAGGATCTACTCAGACAATTTCTAGAGAGAACGTTACTGTTTTATCTATTAACGTATCTAATAGCCAAATAACACTTGGCAATCTTGGAGGATTTTCCCCATCTGCTGATGTAGATTATACAATTAGAAGAAAATTAAAAACAGCATCAAGTTCTTCGATTCCAGTTGCTTATGATGGTTTGACTAGTGATGTTCAAAATCTGTATAATGAGGATGATGAGAATTTTTATGTAGCGTCAAACTCTTTACCATCATATCAAATCACAAAAGATGTAAAGAAAGCAACGATTAGTTCTGCTAGTGGAAGTGCCCTTGAAGGATATAACACATCAACATTAAAATACTCAGTATTATCTTTTAGTTCAAGTGTACCATTTGTAACTGGTGATGAAGTACAGTACACTGCTGAAATTGATACCCTTGATGGATTATCTGAAAGAACTTATTACGTTAAGGTTCTTTCTCAAAATAATAAAATTAAACTATATGAATCACCCTCATTTATAGAAAGTGATACTCCAATTGAGTTTTCATCAACAAATTCAAGTGGATCTCACACTTTTACATTAGCAAGACAAAAAACAGGTTTAATATATCCCCAAGCACTTTTAAGTAAATTCCCATCAGGACAAAATATTAAAAACGGAACAGGCGTAAAAACTCTGCCCGGAAGCGTTGGATTATTGATTAATGGTGTTGAAATTTCAAACTATAAATCATTTGATAAAATTTATTATGGTCCTGTAGGAAAGGTTGATCTGTTAAATGCTGGATCTGACTATGATGTCATAAATCCACCAACTGTAACTTTAGGAAATTCAGTAGTTAGTGGTGGAACTACCGCATTAATTAGACCAGTTGTGAGGGGTTCTGTAAAGTCTGTACATGTAGACCCACAAGATTTTGATATTAGACGTGTTCAGTCAATTACTATTAGTGGTGGTAATGGTAACGGTGCTATTTTAGAACCTATTTTAGAAACAAGATACCGTGAGGTAGAATTTGATGCAAGAGAATCGACAGGTGGTGGAGGAATTGATATTAATGATGACACAATTACCTTCTTAAAAAATCACAATTTAAGAAATGGTGATAAAATTGTATACAATAAAAATGGAAATTCTGAAATTGGCATAGGTACTTTTAATGGAAGTAATGTAGATCAAACTTCAACTCTACACAGTGGGTCGGCATATTTTGCAGAAATAGTTAATACATCCACAATCAAGTTGTATCAAACTTTTAATGATTATACTAGTGGTATTAACACGGTTGGATTTACAACATCTACAACACAAGGGATTCATAAATTTAGATTATTTGATGGAAAAAATACTTTAAAGGAAATCAAAGTTATTAGTCCTGGTAGTGGTTATGAAAACAGAAAACTGATTGTAAAACCTACAGGAATCTCTACGGTTTATAATACCGTTATCTTTGAAAACCATGGATTCAATGATGGTGATATTATCACTTATACTACGGATGGAACTGAAATTGGAGGATTGACTAGTGGAGATGAGCACTATGTTTTAAAACTTGATGATAATACGTTTAGATTGAGTGATCCTGGTGTAGGAACCACCCAATTTAGTGAAAACTACAGTAGAAGAAAATTTGTTAAGTTAACTTCAACTGGATCTGGATATCAAAATTTTGCATACAAAGATATTACTATAACGATTAATGCAGAATTTGATGGTGTTACTGGAGTTATAACTGCAACTCCACAGATTAGAGGTGAAATTGTAGATCTCTACCTTTATGAAACTGGAACTGGATATGGATCAACCATTCTTAACTTCCATAAGAGACCTAATGTTTCCTTCAAAACTGGAAAAGATGTTGAATTAAAACCAAACGTCATTGATGGAAAAATAGCAAGTGTTCAAATTACAAACGGCGGTTCAGAATATACTAGTGCACCAGATCTTATTGTTTCTGGATCTGGAGTTGGTGCAAAACTAAGAGCAGTTATTTCAAACCAAAAAGTAAGCTCAGTAGTTGTCTTAAATGGTGGAGTTGGGTACGGAGCATCAAATACCACAGTCAGCGCAAAATCTGTCGGTTCAAATGCAAATGCTAGAGCATCTGTAAGAGACTTAACCGTAGACAATTATAGTAGATTTGGACAAGAACTAGTATCTGAAAATTCCCAGGGATTAAAATATAGTTTTGTTGGATATAGTACAGAAATTGGAAATTCTGTTTTCTCGGATAATGGAGCATCCCACTCACCAATTATTGGATGGGCACATGATGGAAATCCAATCTATGGTCCATATGGACATTTAGATCCACTTGATAGTAATTCAACTATTGTACAGTTACAATCTGGTTATATTAGATCTACATCTAGTGTAGTTGATAGACCATCTGGATTTTCTGATGGATTCTTTACTGATGATTATAAGTTTGATAATTCTGGAAGTTTAGATGAGCATAATGGAAGATTTGCAAAAACCCCAGAGTTTCCCAATGGAGTTTATGCATATTTTGCAGGAATAACTACTGATCCAGTATCAAGTTCACTAATTCCACAATTCCCATATTTTGTTGGAGATACGTACAGATCATTACCAGTATCCCAAAATGTCGATCAAACTTTCAACTTTAATGATTCAAAATTAAGAAGAAATACCTTCCCATATAGAACTGATGATTCATATTCATCAAATGATTTTATTTCAGAACCAAATAAAATTCTCATTCAAAGAGCTACGGTACAATCAATAACAAAAGGTTCTGTTGATGATTTTTATATTAGAGAACCTGGATCTGGTTATTCGGTGTATGATCTAGCATCGTTTGATAATACAGATACTAATGGTGGTGGTCTTGGTGCTTATGTTCAATCCATTACTGGAAAAGATATTGTAAATGTATCTACAAGTGTTGAAACATTTTCTGATTCTGTAGTATTAAGATCTAGTGATACTGAAGTACTAATTCAAACAACAGAACCACATACAATTCAGGATGGAAACAAAGTTTCTGTATCGGGAGTTTCAACTTATATTAAAGGTTTGACGAACAAACATACTGTTGGGGTTTCTTCTGAAATTTTATATCTATCTGGACCAGTTTCCAGCAATTCAGTCTCTGGATTTGTAACTGATATCTATGTTTCCAATACTCCTAAAATTATTTCGGTTGGATCTACAGTAGCAATAGGAACAGAAAGACTTTCTGTTTTAAATGTATTCCAAGATACCAAAGTATTAAGAGTTGCTAGAGGACTATCTGGTGCTGGACACACGGTATCAACTAAAATTACAGAAGTTACTAACAATCTGATATTGAAGATTAATACTACTGATTTTGATTCGAATTTAAATCAAAAAGTATACTTTAATCCTCAACAACAAGTCGGTATAGGATCTACCACTGGAATTGGAATATCTAATGTATATACTGTTGGATTGAATGCAAAAATTATATCAGTCCCAACTCAAAGCATATATCTTCCAGATCATCCATTTAAGACAAATCAACAAGTTATACTGAGAACAGTAAGTGGAGCTTCGAAAATTTCAGTTTCAAACACTGAAACTAGCACTACATTCAATATTCCATCTACAACTTCTGAGACTTTATACGTAGTTAATAAGGGTAGAGATTACATTGGTCTTTCAACACAAGTTGGAGTAACGACAAACGGATTATACTTTAGATCATTTACTGCAAATGGTGATAGTGACGACTTCAAATATTCATTAGAATCTACCTTCAATCAGGTTACTGCAAAAGTACAAAAAATTGCATCTACAGTTTCTGTTTCAACAGATCATGGATTGAGTGATGGTGATTTAATCTCACTGACACTTAAACCAAATCTTTCCGTTGGGATTGGAACATCTACTGGTATTTTTGTAAAATATAATGCAGATGAGGGTAAACTGTTAGTCAACCCCGTGGGATTCACTTCAACTTCTGTTGGAACAGCAACAAGTGAATTAACAATTACATCACACGGATTTGAAACTGGAGAAAAAGTTTTCTATAATTCTTCGGATTTGATTATTTCTGGTCTTGAAACAGGATCATATTATGTCTATAGAGTAGACGATGATAAGATTCAGTTATCTGAAACATATAATGATTCTATTTCAATCCCACCAACTATCGTAAGTTTCGCTTCTACTGGTGGTGCTGGGCATGAATTATCAAAAGTTAATCCACAAATACCAGTTATTAGAAATAATAATTTAGTATTCAATGTAACAGATACTTCATTGAGTGGATATAATTTTAAAATCTTCTATGATAGAGAATTTAGAAATGAATTAGTTTCTGTTGGCGGAACAATTACAACAGCAAGTGTAATTGGCGTTGGAACAATTGGTATAGGAACCACTGGTGTTGGAACTGTCACCTTAAACTACAGCGACAAATTGCCAGCAAAACTATATTACACTTTAGAAAAATCTGGATATATTAGTAGTTCTGATACAACTGTAAAAAATTATTCAGAGATATTATTTGATGATAGTTCTTATACTGGAACTTACTCAATTTCTGGTATTGGATCAACCACTTTCCAAATAGCACTGAATGAAGTTCCAGAAAAACTTTCTTATGCTTCTACTGAATTTGCCCAGGCAAAATATTCAACTACATCAGTAACAGCAAAAGGCGGTGTAAATTCACTAAGGATTACTTCTGGTGGATCTAACTATAAAAAATTACCAGAATTTGTTAGTATTGCATCTACAGATGGTGTAAATGCTGATATTGTTCCAAAATCACAGACGATTGGTAAAATTAAAGAAGTTATTATTGATGATCAAGGATTTGATTTTTCTGCTGATAAGACATTAAGTCCTGAGGCATACATATCACCAAATGTTCGTTTAAGTAATAGAAATACAATATCGTCAATCAATGTAACTTCTGGTGGACAAAATTATATTTCTGCACCAGATCTGATAATCGTAGATCCAACTACTGGACTTTCTGTTGAGTCTGGCACACTTGAGGCAGTTCTTCAGGGAACTTCTATTGTTGCCGTAAATATTTTAGAATCACCAAAAGGACTGAATGAAATAGAAAACGTTGTATATGCGATAAACAACACTAATGGTGTTGGAATTCAAAGTTGCGTATCTTCTCCAGCTGGAATAGTTACATGTACACTACAAACTCCTATTTTAGGGTTCAGTACTGCTCCATTTGCTGTTGGAGATAGTGTATTTGTTGAGGGAATACAGAAAATTGGAACGGATGGTGATGGTTTCAATTCTGCAAATTATCAATATAAATTCTTCCCAATAACAAAATATACAAATACAAATCCCGCAACAGTTGAATTTGACATGTCCGGCATTGCAACTAATGCTGGAGTTGCAGCCACCAATCAAAATGCTTATGCCAATTTGATTAAGCAGTCAAATTATCCCACATTTGATGTTATCCAGTCTTCTTTAGAGTTCCATGATTCTGAAAAGATTTTAACATTGGAAAATTCAAATTATGTAGAAAGAGACCTCATAGTCACTGACAATAGAAATGATCTTCTTAAAGTATATGGATCTTATGAACTCTCTGTTGGTGAAAAGTTAATTGGTAAGAAATCAGGAACAGAGGCAACTGTAGAATCTATTGAAAACAATAAAGGATTCTTCAACATCAATTATTCTCTTGATACAAATAGGGGTTGGGTAAATGATATTGGAACCTTAAACTCTGATTTGCAAGTAACCCCAGATAATGATTATTATCAAAATCTTTCCTACACTATCAAGAGTCCAATAACATATGATGAGATGATTGATCCTGTAAATAGACTTTTACATACTTCAGGACTCAAAAATTTCTCAGATACTGGAATTACAAGTACAACTAGAGTAGGAGTCGGTACTACTGCTGCCGCTACAAGTATTGCACTTATCGATATTATTAGCGATAACAGAGTTGATGTTGTAAAATATTTTGACTTTGGACTTGATGTAGATACTCAAAATGGATCATCAAAATTTGTTAAACTTGAAAATAAAAAATTAGCAGATTATATCAAATGCTCCACAAATAGAGTTTTAATTTTAGATGACATCAAAGATTTATTCTCAAACAATGATGGTGAAACCGATTTATATGTAGATCTCGATTCCATTTCTATCACTGATGGATATGGTAGATATCTTATCCAAATTAAGAGCACTGATGGACTAGAAACTCAAGTGTTGGAAGTTATTACTGTTCCATCACAGAATAATAATTTACTAACTGTAGAAAAAGCATCTATTACTAGTGGAAGAACAAGTAATAATAATGTTGATACTACTTTAAAGTTGGGGGATGTTGATGCAAATACAAACGACCTTGCATTGAGATTTGTGCCACTAGAGTCTTTTAATACTGATTATGATATCAAAATATTGAAAAATCAATTCAACACCACCCTAACTGGAATTAATACTAGAACAATTGGATTTGTTGATCTTGTTGGAGTAACAACTACTGTTGGAGTTGGCACAACTGTTTCTCTGGTTTCTAGAGAAGTTGATAAAACTGAAGGTATTTTTGCCAATGTTGAAATTTCAATACCACTTCAAAAGATAGAACTATCGTCGAACTTTACTTAGATCATGATGGATCTGACACATTTATATCGGAATATTATTTTGACAATGATGAATCTACACAATTGTCCGATAATTTTATAGGAACCTTTAAAGGAAGTATTAATTCTGGTGTTATTACATTAGATTATACTAACAGCACTGAGTCGGATGCAGTGTTAGTTAGAACTATAGCAGTTGGATTTGGCACAACATCTGTTGGTGTTGGGACATATAGATTCCTTTCTGGTTCACAACCAGAAGGAACAGAAAATTCAGCAAGACTTCAGACTAATTTTGAAACAACTACAGGAATTTCTACCCCAATTAGTGTTTCTAAGACTGATGTAACAACAATTAAGTCTGTTGCACGAGTAAGTTATGGAAACACTACTGCACTCCACCAGTTACTTGTAACACATGATGATACATCCGCATACACAATGCAGTATCCATTCTTGTCTATTGGAAGTACAAGTGGAATTGGTACTTTTGGATCAGAGTTATCAGGATCAGATTTTATATTGAAATTCTATCCAGATCCTGAAATCTCTAGCGACCAATCAATTGTTGTTCAAACATACAGTGAGATTATTCAATCAGAAAGTGATTTGAATAATGTTGCCGACATCTTGACATATGGTCCAGTAAATGAAGAACTAATTGTTTCTGCATATAATTCTAGAAATGGAGATAGAAGCAATAAAACAGCATTTGATTTAACACACGATACCATCCCAGTTTTTGCCAAAACATTCAATCCTGCATCTTCATCCGTTCTTGATCAGGGAACAGGAATATTTACAATTGACGACCACTTCTTCAATACTGGAGAAAGATTGATCTATGATGCTGGCTCTACATTTACTGGAGTTGCTGGGACTGTAATGAATATTGCAGGATCTTCCGTTGGATTGTCTACGGAAGTATATGCGATACGTGTAAATTCAAATCAATTCAAACTAGCAACCAGTGAAGCAAATGCAAATGCTGGCACTGCAGTAACGTTCACTGATGCTGGTGGTGGAAATGCACATACACTTGAAATGTATAAGAAACTTAGCAAGTCTCTTATTTCTATCAATGGTGTTGTACAAAGTCCAATTGCATTCACACCAATTAATTACGATTTAACTGACAATGGTGGAACGATATCGGTAGGATCTACATTCTTCTCACTGACTGGTATTTCCTCCATTCTTCCTGGAGATATAATGAAAGTTAATGATGAATATGTCAAAGTCGAGGGTGTTGGTATTGGAACAACTGCTGTAGGTCCAATTAGTGGTACTGGTAGTTTCAACCTGGTTAAAGTTGAAAGAGGATTTGTTGGATCTTCTGCAACAAGTCATAGTGATGGTGATAATGCTAGGGTTTATGTTGGATCCTTTAATATTGTCAAGAATAAAATTCACTTTACCGAACCCCCAAGAGGAGATCTTGGACAATTAATTGGATTAGATAATCTAACTAAGGTAAAATCATCCTTTGGTGGAAGAGTTTATCTGAGACAAGATTATGCTACAAACCAAGTATTTGACAGTATTTCAAAATCATTTACTGGTATAGGAAAAACCTATACAGTAACTGTTGGTGGTGCTAATACAACTGGGATTGAAACTGGAAGTGGAGTTCTGTTTATTAATGATATATTCCAAACCCCAATAACATCAAATAACGTTGGAAATAACTACAACTTCGAAGAAGGTTCTGTTGGAGTTTCAAGTGTTGTATTCACTGGAATCACATCGTCGAATGGTCAGTTAGTACTTTCACCTGAGGATGTAAACAAAAATCAATTACCAAGAGGTGGAGTTATTGTTTCTCTTGGATCAACACCAGGTCTTGGATTTGCACCTTTAGTTGGCGCTGCAGTAACTGTAGTTGTATCGGGTGGAGTCATTCAATCTGTTGGTTTAGGATCTACAGATATTCACGGATCTGGATATAGAGGTTCTGTATCGATTGCTGTTACCGAATATGGAGCATCGCCTGGAAGTGGTGCTGATGTATCCGCAACAGTTGGTGTTGGTGGAACTTTGATCTTTACAGTTAATTCTGGTGGATCTGGATATACAGACCCAATCATTAGTATTCCAGCACCATCATATGAGAATCTTCCAATTGTTGGAGTATCGCGTCGTGGAATAGGACCTACTACAGATACTGGTGAGGGATTACTCTTAACAGTAGATGTTGGTGCAGTATCAACAACTGGTATTGGATCCACTTTATTTGAAGTATCATCCTTTAGGATTTCTAGACCTGGTTATGGATTCAAACCTGGAGATAAATTTAAACCAGTTGGACTAGTTACAGCAAAAGGTCTTGCTTCACCACTTGCAGATTTTGAACTTGAAGTTCTTGATACTTTCTCAGATTCATTCTCTTCATGGACTTTTGGTGAACTCGATTTCATCGATCCAGTTACAACTTTACAAAATGGAGTTAGAACTAGATTCCCACTGTATTATCAGGGTGAACTTTTAAGTTTCGAAGTTGGGGATGGAGATCCAGACATAGATTTAAATGCTGTTCTCTTAATCTTCATAAACGGAGTTGTTCAGGAACCTGGATCACATTATAATTTCTCGGGTGGAACATCATTTGAGTTTAGTGAAGCACCAAGACCAGAAGATAAAGTTTCAATCTTCTTCTATAGAGGTACACGTGGAACTGATAGTTTCTCAGTAGAAGTTATTGAGACTATCAAAGAAGGTGATGAGATTCAACTCATCAAACATGGTGGTGTAAATTCACAACAGCCAAGAACAGTTGTTGGTATTGTTACTTCGGATTTACTTGAAACTAATTTGTATACTGGTATTGGAATTAGTGAAAACACCGCAAGACCATTTAATTGGATCAAACAGAAAGTTGATAGATTTATAAACAACGATTATGTTTATAAGTCAAGACCATCCATTGAATCATTGGTTTATCCAACAGCAAGAATTATTGGAGATGTTACAGATGCATCAACTGAAATATTTGTAGATGATGCCCAATTCTTCAACTATGAAGAAAATGAATCTTCAATTGTCATTAGTAGTGTAGATGCACTAATCATAAATCAAGGATCTAGTGATCCAGTTTCTGCAGCAATAACTGCTACCGTATCTGCTGCTGGAACCATTAGTGCTCTGACCATCAGTAATGGTGGATCTGGATATGTGGGTAGTGCAATTACAGTTTCTATCGCAGCACCAAAAATAATTGGAGTTGGCATTGGAACTACAGCTTCTGCAACAATTCCAGTATCTAATGGATCTTTAAGCGGAACTGCAAATATTACAAATCCTGGATTTGGATATACGCATACAAATGCTCCTAAAGTATTGGCACCAACAACAAATATTTCTTATGAAAATGTAACCTCAATTGATATTGTTCAGGGTGGAAGTGGAATTGTTACTGGAATTACTACAACAACAGGTAGTGGTGGAAATGGAACTCTGGGTCTTAAGTTCTTCTTGAATGCTTCATCTTCATCACAATATACCGACCTTAACAATGGATATCCAATTTTGATTGTAGATACAATAGTTGGTTCTGGTGTAACTTCAATCAATAATGCTCAAGATGCCGCTATAGTTGGTGTTGGAACAACATTTGCAGATAATGTTTACATAGTTAGATCATTCTCATCTGCAGCGGCGAATGCTGAGTTTGTCGCTGACATTCTTTCAACAACAACCACATCAGAAATATCTGCAACAGGATTTGTTACTTGTGGTAGATTCTCTTGGGGTCGTCTTGCTGGAATTTCAAGATCTTCTTCACCAATATCAATTGGTGTAACTGGATTGACTTTCTCAGGACTTAGCACTTATCCAACAATTCAAAGAAGAACATTTGGTCATAGAGACACAGGTGCTCTCAGAAACGATCTAGGATAAGTTATAAATATAGAAAAAAGCTAGCACGATGGCGGCAATTGTAACAGATCAGTTTAGAATATTAAATGCGGGAAATTTTGTAGATTCCGTCACCAATACTTCTAATTCATATTATGTTTTTGTAGGACTAGCAAACCCAACTGCCAGTGGATTTGGTAAGTCCTCTACCTGGGACACTGATACACCAAGTCCAGTTGATAATTTTGATTATCAAAGTTTTGTTGGTGACAACATGTCCTTTGGTAAAAAAATAACATCTTCTAATGTTAGAAGAGTTGTTAGAAGGGTTGACTGGACAAGGGGAACTCGTTATGAAATGTATAGGCAGGACTATAGTGTTGATAACCTTTCACCAATTACAAAGTCAGCAAGACTTTATGACTCAAACTATTATGTAATGAATAGTGAGTATAAGGTTTATATTTGTATTGATAATGGATCATCTGGGATTTCCACAACTGGAAATGCATCACTGGATGAACCAACTTTTACTGATTTGGAACCATCAAGTGCTGGTGTAAGTGGTGATGGATATGTTTGGAAATATTTGTTTACTGTAACTCCAAGTGATATTATAAAGTTTGATTCCACAGAGTATATTACTCTTCCAAACGATTGGTCTTCATCAACCAATGCTCAAATTGTAGCAGTTAGAGATAATGGAGATTCTACTGTAAATGAAAATCAAATAAAGAAAATATACATTGATAATAGAGGAGCTGGATATTCTCAGGGAACTCATGAGGTTGATATTCTTGGAGATGGTACAGGTGGAAAAGCAGTTCTTGATGTTGATAGCAGTGGAAGAATAACCAGTGCATCTGTATCTTCTGGTGGAAAAAATTATAGTTTTGGAATCGTTGATCTCGGATCAATTAACTCCAATTCAACAACCAAAGCAAAGTTAATTCCAATTATACCCCCATCAAAGGGACATGGATTTGACATTTATAGAGAACTTGGTGCTGAGCGTGTTTTACTTTATGCAAGATTTGATGATTCTACAAAGGATTTCCCAATAGACACTACAATTTCTCAAATTGGTGTTGTAAAAAATCCAACATCTGTTGGTTCAACTTCAGTGTTTACTGAAAATCAGTTCTCATCATTGGGGGCAATTAAATTTTCATCAGTAACTGGCACCCTTTCCATTGGAGATGCAATTAAGCAGTCTGTTACTGGGGGAACTGCTAAAGGATATGTGTTCTCATATGATACCGAAACAAAGATTTTGAAGTATGTTCAAGATCGCTCATCATTCTTAAATCAGACTACTTTTGATCAAACTGACTATGTTGGAGTTTCAACTTCGGCAAAAGTTTATGAGTTTGCATCAAATGCAAATGCTATTACTAGCACTGGTGGATTTTCCGGTTCAATTGATACTGGATTTACTGGAGTTTCAACAAATCCAACTGGATCAAAAGTTATTTCACTCGGTGTCCAGTTTACAAATGGAGTTGCTACTCCTGAGATAAATAAAGGATCAGGGGACATTATCTACATTGATAATAGACCCGCTATTTCAAGAAATTCTAGACAAAAAGAAGACGTTAAAATTATCCTGGAATTCTAAAAAATGCCACAGAAAACGAACCTCAATATAAGCCCTTATTTTGACGATTTTGATAAGGACGATAATTTTTATAGGGTCTTATTTAAACCAGGATTTCCTGTTCAAGCAAGAGAATTGACGACTTTGCAGTCAATGCTGCAAAATCAAATCGAGTCTTTCGGAAGTCATATATTCAAAGAGGGATCTATGGTGATCCCTGGAAATATTAATTATGATGGTGAATATACTTGCATTAAAGTAAATTCAGATCATTTGGGAATAGATATTATTAATTATGCAGATAAACTTGTAGGTAAGAGACTCAGAGGTCAGTCTTCTGGTGTAGTTGCGTCTGTTGACAAATATGAAAATATCTCACCAACAGAAGGGATCACAGATTTTACACTGTTTGTAAGGTATCACCAAGCAGGAACTACTGAAGAAGTAGCAACTTTCTCTGATGGTGAGGTTTTAATTACTGAAGAAAGTTTTACATATGGCAATACCAATATCAATGCTGGAGATACTGTAGCTTCTGTAGTTTCAGAAAATTCTTCTGCAATAGGAAGTAACGTATCTATTGGTAATGGTGTATATTTTATCAGAGGAACCTTTGTAGATGTTAGCGAAGACAAGGTAATTCTTGATCCATATAGCAACACACCATCATATAGAGTTGGTCTTAGCATATCTGAAGAAATTATAACTGCTAAGGATGATTCTGCATTATACGATAATGCTAAAGGATTTTCAAACTATGCTGCTCCAGGTGCAGATAGATTAAAAATATCCACAACTCTTACTAAAAAATTATTAACAGATTTTGACGACAAAAATTTTGTCGAGTTAATTAGGATTGAAAACGGAGAAATTAAGAAACTTCAAAATACTTCAGTATACAGTATAATTAGAGACTATTTTGCTAAAAGAACCTATGAAGAATCTGGCGATTATTCCTTAGGAAATTTTGGTGTCCAAATAGCAGAATCTTTAAATGATAGATTATCCAATGATGGCGTTTACTTTGATGGGCAGGTAACAGATCAACTCAATACCCCATCAGAAGATTTACTTGCTGTAAAAGTTTCACCAGGAAAAGCATACGTTAGAGGATTTGATATTGAAACTGTATCAACCACAGTATTAGATGTAGAGAAACCAAGAGATACTAGAACAGTCACCAATGCATTAGTACCTTTTGAGTTCGGAACTCTATTCAAAGTTAATTTTGCGGCGGGTCTTCCTTTTATAGGGATTAATAATAATAGTAATACTGTAGAACTTCACAACAGAAGAAAAACAACACAATTTGCAACTGCTATACCTACAAATAGCACAAAAATTGGTGAAGCAAGAATATATGCATATAACTTAAGTGATGCACCATACTCAAATAATGCATCGGAATTTGATTTGTATTTGTTTGATGTTCAAACATATACTGAAATTGTTGTTAATGAAGATCTCAACTCAACACAATGTCCAGCAACATCTTTTGTTGAAGGTGTAAGTAGCGGAGCATCTGGATTTGTTGTCACTGCAGCATCCAGCGCAACAATTATGCTGACTCAAACGTCAGGAACTTTTATTGCTGGTGAGCAGTTAAGAATCAATGGAACTACTGAGGTTTCAAGATCAGTTAAAACTGTAAAAACATTCGGTATTCAAGATGTAAAATCAGTTTATCAAGATTCGACCGGAACTGTTAGTGGTGGAGAACTAAAAGTAGATTTCTCTGCAGACCTTGTTTTACAAAAGAAAACTGCAACTAATTTCAGCATAACTGATACTATTACAATTAGTACTGCAGGTATTGCTACAGTTCCTGGAAAGAATTTTGTTGGAATTAAGAGTGATGCAATCATTAGATATCAAACTAGTGATCTTTCTGTAGAAACATTCAATAGGGTTCAGAGTGTTTCTTCTGATGGACTAGTATTGACATTGGAAGCTGCTACAGACGTTTCTAATGTATGTGATGGAAATTTACCATCATCAACACAAACAGTAAACTTTAGCATTGGTGTTCCTGTTGTACAGGAAAAAGGTGGTTTGTATGCACATCTGGAAGAGGATAATATTTCTTCCGTTGGGTTGTCAGGATCAAATCTGACAGTTGTAAAGCAGATAAGAGAAAAAAGTACAAACTCTTCTGGACAGTTAACTCTAACTCCAAGTGAAACTGGTATTACAAGTTCCAGATATGAAACTTTTGATGCTGACAGATATTCTATTGTCTATTCCGGATCCAATGGATATGAGCAACTGACTTCAGATCAATTTACATTGGCAACTGATGGAAGCGTTACAATTCAAGGATTGCTTGCATCACAAACAAGCGATGTTACTGTAAATACCACTCTTAAAAAGATTGGAATAAAGGAAAAGCAAAAAGAATATGTTAGAAGTGAAAAAGTTAATATAACAAATACATCCTCAGGAATTTCAACATCACTTGCTGGACTGTCAACAAGTCCATTTTATGGAACTAGAATTGAAGATAGAGAAATATGTTTGAATTTGCCAGATGTTGTTAAATTGATTGGTGTATTTGAATCCCTGAACACATCCGCACCAGTTTTAGATTCTTTAGAGTTCCCTTCAGGTCTTTCCTTGGATACAAATTCCATCTTAGGTGAGAAAATCTTAGGAAAAGATAGTGGAGCTTTAGCACAAGTTGTAACTAGATCTTCTGCTACAAAAGTTGAAATTGTAAGATTAAATGACGCAGAGTTTGCTGTTGGGGAGACAGTCACTTTCCAAGAGTCAAATATTCAGTCAGCTATTGCAACAATCAACAAAGGCAACTATCAAAATGTTACCTCACATTATAGATTAGACACAGCACAAAGAGAACAATATTATGACTACTCTAGGATAGTTAGAAAAAATGATGGATATATCCCATCGCGTCGCCTCTTAGTTGTTTTTGATTATTACCGTGTCCCATCAAATGATCTCGGTGATGTCTACACTGTAAATTCTTACGACCCTGAAAGATATAAGTACGATATTCCAGTTTTACCAAGTGGAATTAGAGTATCTAATGTTCTCGATTTTAGACCAAGAGTAGCACAATTTACATCAACCACTTCTTCACCATTTGCTTTCTCTAGCAGAACTTTTGCAACAGCAGGAACTAATCCAACATTGGTTGTTGCACCTTTAGAAGGATCTGTTGTAGATTATTCGCATTACCTGCCAAGAATAGATAAAGTTTCTCTTGATAAAGAAGGAAACTTTAGTGTAACAAAAGGCGTATCTGCAGTAAATCCAAAAGCACCGTCAAATGTTGATAGTGCAATGGAAATTGCAACAATTGAGTTACCAGCATATCTCTACAATGTAAAAGACGCAAAGATCACTATTACTGATAATAGAAGATATACAATGCGTGACATTGGAAAGATTGAAGATCGTGTAGAAACTTTAGAAACTCTCACATCTCTCTCATTACTTGAACTCGATACAAAATCACTCCAGGTTAGAGATGCTGATGGATTTGATAGATTTAAATCTGGGTTCTTTGTAGATGACTTTAAAGATGTTGGAAGATTAGATAAAAATGATTCTGAAGTCAATGTTGATAGTTCAAATAATGAACTCACAACACCAATTGATTTCTACTCACTGAAACCACAAGTAGCTTTAGAACCATCAATTAATCTTGATACTGCAGACTTCACACAGAATCTGCAACTTCTTGACTCAAATGTACAAAAAACTGGAGACTTAATTACTCTCAAGTATACCGAAAAAACTTGGATTGAACAACCTTTAGCATCAAGAGTTGAAAATGTCAATCCATTTAATATGATTGACTTTACTGGCAGAATTGAACTTTCACCTGCTTCCGATAACTGGGTAAGAAACGTCTTTATTGATGGTGGTGAAAGATCAATTGTTGGAGACTTTGATGGTTCATACATTGAAACTATCAAAATTTCTTCAACACCAGATACTCACATTAGATCTAGGAATGTTTCATTTACTGCTGGTGGATTAAGACCATTAGCAAGACACTATCAGTTCTTTGATAGTGCTAGTGGTATTGATATTGCACCAAAACTTATTGAAATTACAATGTCATCTGGCGTGTTCAGCGTTGGTGAAAATGTCCAAGGATTTATTAATGGTAATAGATCTAGTGGTGGAACAAGAATCTTCAGAGCAAGAGCGATTCAACCAAACCATAAAACTGGACCATACAATAATCCCACAACAACAATTAGTCTCAATCCTTACGATAGATCTTTAACATTACCAACTACATATTCAGCATCTTCCACTGTCCTTAATGTTGATTCCGAATCTTTATCCGATGAAGTTCAGGGTAGATATTTTGGATATGTAACTAAAGGTATGGTTCTGGTTGGTGAAACCAGTGGCGCACAAGCGGTTGTAAGCGACGTTAGACTTGTCACTGATACTTTTGGTGATGTTGGTGGTTCATTCTTCTTCAGGGACCCTCTGGCGTCCCCTCCGCCACCATTACGCTTTGAAACTGGTACAAGAACCTTTAAGATCACTTCTAGCAGCACAAATGCTCAACCTCTCCCTGGAAGTCTCCTGATTAGTAGTGGCGAAACAACTTACACTACTAGTGGAATTGTTGATACATTTAGGCAAACGAGGGTGATTGTAAGAAGACCACCCCCACCACCACCAGCACCTCCACAGAACAGAGGCGGTGGAAAAGATCCACTGGCACAGTCATTCACTGTTGATGAAACTGGTGCGTTCTTAACCGCTGTTGATCTTTTCTTTGCAAACAAAGATGAGAATGAAAAGGTTACGATTGAAGTACGCACAGTTGAACTCGGTACTCCTACCGATCAATTGGTCGATGATTTCTCAAGAGTAACTCTGGAACCATCACAGGTCAATACTTCTTCAGATGGAACTGTTGCAACTAAAGTTACTTTCCCATCTCCAATTTATCTTGAACCATCTAAAGAATATGCAATCGTAATTCTTGCACCAACCACAAACAACTATGAAGCGTGGATTGCTAGAATGGGTGAGAAGACGGTAAATACAACTACCTTACCGAATGCTGAAAGCGTAATTGTAACCAAACAGTATGTTGGTGGAAGTTTGTTCAAGTCGCAAAACGGCACAATCTGGACAGCAAGCCAATTTGAAGATCTCAAGTTCAAACTTTATAAAGCAAACTTTGCAACATCCCAAGGAACTGCATATTTCTACAATACACCATTAACAACCATTGATGCTAACCTTCCAAAGTTAACCCTCGACCCAATCAAGACCTTACCTAGAAAGTTAAAAGTTGGAATTACCACAACTTCAACTATGGATGCCATCTTACAAGTTGGTAGAAAGGTAAGCGATGGAACTGATACAAGACCATATGGGTACATTGAACAAGTTGGTGGAAGACTACAAACTACAGAAGTATCTAATGTTGGTGCTGGATACAGCAATGGTTCATTCTCAGATGTTCCACTTTATACTATCACTGGATCTGGAAGTGGTGCTAGAGGAACAGTAGTTGTCTCTGCAAACAAACTTTCATCAGTTTCAATTACGACAAAAGGTAATGGATACGTAATTGGTGATGTTGTTGGAGTTACAACTAGCAGCGTGGCTAAAGGAACTGATGGTCGTGTAACGGTCAAGACCTTAGATGGTAAAGACACATTGTATCTTACAAATGTTCAAGGTGAAGAATTTACTACCAATGATGATCTTGTTGTTTATAATGGATCAACTGCGGTTTCCTTTGCAAATACAGACATTTTAAGTTCATCTGTTGTCAATTCCCTTTATGAAGGAAATGTTATTGAGGTTAATCAATATGGGCACGGTATGCACGCGACAAATAATATTGTCACCTTATCAGATATTGAGCCAAATACCGTTCCGTCCACATTGTCTGCGGAATTGACCATTGGATCTGCAAGTATTTCTGTTGCAAATACTTCGATCTTCGAAACATTCGAAGGTATAACCACTTCTAAAGGATTTGCAAAAATCAATAATGAAATTGTATACTATGATTCAATTACTGCAGGAAGTGGTGGATCTGGAACTCTTGGAATTGGAACTAGAGGAATTGATGGATCTTTAGTTAGATCACATCCAACAAATTCGCAGATCTTCCCATATGAACTGAATGGAGTATCACTTACTAAGATCAATAAGCAACATAATATGTCAGCAAATGCTCTACTGAGTAGTTCTCAAGATCTTGATAAGTACTACATTCAAATTGATCGTCAAGATAGAGCAACTGGCAATACACAACTCAGTTTCACCGATGAAAATTATGTTGGTGGAAAAGATGTAATCGCCACAAAGAATATTCAATACAATACTCTTCTCCCAAGAGTTAATTTTATAACTCCTGGAGATGGAACAAATGTTTCAGCACAAATCAGAACAGTTTCTGGAACAAGTGCTGGTGGATCTGAGGTATCATTTATTGATCAAGGATTTGAATCAATTGAGATCAATGAGCAAAATGATCTTTCATCTACAAGAATTGTTGCATCTGAAGTAAATGAAACTAATAGATTGACAAATCTTCCAAAGAATAGATCATTCACTCTTGGAATTACAATGAATTCCAATGATTCAAACCTTTCACCAGTTATCGATACTGCCAACATCACAATGATTTATGGCAGAAATCGTTTGAATAATCCAGTTTCCGACTATGCCTTTGATGGTCGTGTAAATCTCAATTCTGAAGATCCACACACATCAGTTTATGTGACTAACAAAGTCTCACTCAAACAACCAGCAACGTCACTTAAAGTATTGGTTGGATCATATAGGCATTCATCTGCAGACTTTAGAGTTCTCTATCAACTCTATAGGACAGACTCAAATGAAGTTGAACAAGCATTTGAACTGTTCCCTGGATACGATAACTTGAGAGATACTAATAATGATGGTTTCGGTGACACTATAATTGATAGTACCAGAAATAGCGGTAGAGCAGATGCTTATGTTGTTCCTAGTGCTGATGGACAATTCTCCGAATATCAGTTTAGTATTGATAATCTGGAACAGTTTAATGGATTCAGAATTAAAATTGTAATGAGTGGAACTAATGAGGCACGCTCACCCAAGTTTAAGGATCTCAGAGTCATCGCTCTTGCATAATTATGATTAGAGTTGATGGTTATAAAAACTTATACCGCGATGACTCGGGAGCAATTGTTAGTATTGATACAGATGAATATTCACAATATGTTAAATTGAGATCTCAGAGAAAACATCAAAGGGATGAATTGGTAGAAATGAGAAAAGATATTGATGAAATCAAATCCCTACTTAAGGAGTTTTTAAATGGATCCAAGTAAAATTGAACTAGAAAATTTAAGCAAGAGTTTTGAGTACTTTAAACTTGCTGCAGAAATTGACGAATGTGAGTCTATTGAAAGACTTAGAAATCTTGCAAAATCTTATATAAAATTATACATGAAACAACAAGAGGTTGTTTCTGCTATGGGTTTATCCGGACTATAAATATTTAAAACCCTCATTATAAAATGGCAGTCTATACCTCTAATATCTTAGTAAATACTGATACTGATTTTACTCAGGTGTTTACTTTAGAAAATGCTGATACTAATTCTGCACTCAATTTGACTGGATATGATGTAAAAGCACAGATGAGAAAACACCCCAGTTCTAGCGGTGTTACAACATTTACCTCATCAATTCTTAGTGCTGCTGCTGGACAAATTCAAATTGGATTGTCCACATCACAAACAGCAGATCTTAAAGAGGGTAGATATTTGTATGATGTTGTCATTACAGATACTTCTTCCGTAATGACAAGAGTTGTTGAAGGCACTGCACTGGTAAGCAAGGGAGTTACTCGCTAATGGCAACCATTAAAGTTAGGGTAGGTCAGAAGAACGGTGTTAAAGTTGTAGCATCAAATACATCAGTTTCTACATCAGCAGTTGGTAGTGCAAGTGATGTTGATACGGGTGCAAGAGCTGCCAATACCTTCCTAATGTATGATGGGACTGAATATATTCATGTTCCTGCATCAGAAATCTTAGATTTAGCAGACACCGTTGATGATAGTTCTATTGATTATGGAAGTTTTTAAGTAATTTTTTAACTAAATACATAAAAAGGTAATACTGAAAAATGGCCGCACCTGTTTTAAAGTTTAAAAGGGGAAATCTAACTGATTTGCCCGCTCTGGCTGTTGGTGAACCTGGTTTTACAATTGATAAGTTTGATCTTTATCTCGGCAGCAGTTCGGGAAACCAATTTGTTGGAAGTGGTAGATTCTGGTCCACAGAAACTGCATCGGCAGGTAGCGCCGTAAATATCTTCGAAGCTACTGCCAACGGAACAAATAAAATTTCTCTGAAAGCACCAACAAGCATTGCTTCAGATGTAGAACTTATTTTCCCATCTGCCCAAGGTGCAGTATCTTCGGTACTGACTAACGATGGATCTGGAAATTTAAGTTGGGCTAGTGGATCAGCAAACCCAGTATTTACTGGTATTGCAACATTCAATACATCTCAGGTAGATGTCAACAGCACAGTAACTGTCTCTGGTATTACCACCTTTGAAAGTACGCAGGATAATACTTTAGGTAATGTTGATAGTGGTGCAGTTCAGATTGATGGTGGCGTAGGTATTGCCAAGAATCTGACAGTTGGTGCCGCAGCGTCGATCACTGCCGATTTCTATGTTGTTGGTCTTTCAACCTTTGAAGGTGCTGTAGAATTCAGAGGTGGAACAATTAACCTCGGTGATTCTGACACCGATAATATCGTACTTGGTGGCGAAATTAATTCAAATGTAATTCCAAATACTGACGATACATTTGATTTAGGTTCGTCTTCTAAACAATGGAGAGACCTGTTTATTGATGGTACGGCAGACATTGACGCATTAAATGTAGGCATTGGTACTTTTGTTGACATCAACGTCAGTGGTGCAACCACAGTTACTGGTGCTTTAGATGTTAACGGTGGTGCTGATATCTCTGGTGGAGAAACCACACTTTCATCTGCTACCGTTTCCGACCTTACTGCTGGTCGTGTTGTTCTTGCCGGAACTTCAGGTGCTCTTGAAGATGATGCAAGTTTAACTTATACTGATGCAGATGGTCTTACTGTTGCCAATAGTGGAATTAATGTTACAGGAGTTTCAACATTCTCTACAGATGTAGTTGTTGGTGGAGACATTCGTGTTAACGGAAATGATGTTAGAGATAGTGGTGGAAATGCTGCCTTAACATTTGATGGATCACAGGGTGTAACTGCAAACGCAGGATTAACTGTTACTGGAACTCTTACGGCAAATGGTGCTGTTGATCTTGGAAATGAAGTTACTGACACCATTACTGCCACTGGACGTTTTGATAGCAGCCTGATTCCTCTTAGTGATGATGCTGTTGATCTTGGAACCTCTGGTAATCAGTGGAGAGACCTGTTTATTGACGGCACAGC